CGGTGAATAATTGCCGGATCGTCTGGCTCGACACTCCGTAGCGTCGCCCGATTTCTCTCATACTTACGCCTTCGGCCTGAAGGCGGCGAATTTCGGGAATATCCTTCTCGGTCAATTTGGAGAGGGCGTGCGCAGAACCTGCGACGCGATGGCCTCGGCGAATGCCGCCAGTAAGGTGTTGCCAACGTCGTCCGTTCACGATCATTCCGATCATCGAGAAGCTGACCTTGAATTGCGCAGAAAGTTCGTATTGTTTTGCGCCAGCTTCGTACAATCGAAGGATTTCGAGAACATCGGCATCGGTGAGTTTGGCCCAAGAGCAGGCGGAACCGAAGACGGGCTTTCGTCGAAGTCCCGTGCGGAGCGCGTGAAGTTGGTTCTGGCTGGGTGTATTCCATTCCAGATTTTCAAGCGTGTTATCGGTTTTGATTCCGTTGATGTGATTGACCTGCCAAGGCCCAGGTCCAATAGGCTCGGGCAGAAAAGCCCCCGCCACCAGTCTGTGAACACGGAAATCCTTTCTGTCTCGCACGAGAACAACTCGACTGTACCCGTTTGGAGTCGGCCAGATGGAAACTGGCTGATGATCGGATGCACGTCGAACGTGTCCAAGGTTAGAAACTTCATACGGCCAGCCTTCGATTGGTTTCCAGATTTCTTCGGTGTTCATAGTGTAGAACTCTACACGATGCGCCGTGCGTCTGTCAACCTCGCGGCTGGCCTTGTTGGGGCGCTATGAGAACATTACAACGCCTCAATAAAGGAGCGTAAACATGCTTTCGCAGGTCGTTGCGAACGATCCGGTCGCCGTCCAGATTTACAGCCAAAGGTTCTTTGCACAGCCCGTAAAGTCGCCCGTTCTCGTGAAGATGATGGCGGCGTCGTTGAATCCGCGCGACATGACGAATTTCGCGCAGTATTTCGACGAACCGCTGCATGGACCGGGCGAGAATGTTCGGTACGACCTACTGCCGAACATCGCCAGCCTCGGTGTGCTGGGGGATGCTCCAGTGACGGGGCAGGAAGTGCCGATCAAGTACACGTCGGGGGTGGTGGTAATCAATCAGCACCGGCTCCCGATTCTGTGGAATGGCCGAATGAGCCAGCAACGCGCTCCGTGGTCGGCACGGGACGCGATCTACGTCATCGCGTCGAACTGGATCAAGGAGCTTTGGGGATACGCGGCGCTGAATCAGGCGGCGGGAAACACTGGACAGCCCGATGTACGGGCGACTGGAATGAACCCCGTCACTGCGATTGACTCCGCGCATATCATCCTTGCTGGCGGGGTCGCAAACATTGCGGCGCTGACTCAAACGCCGGCAGCCAGGTTTGAACTCGGCATGATCAATCAGGCGGTTGCGCTAACGCGCGCGCTACCGTTTCCGATCAAGCCGGTGGTGGTGAAGGGAATCGAGATCAACGGTCTGATCTTTATCCACACCTATCAGGCGCGTGATCTACGGAACAACTACGATCGCGGGCAGTGGGGAGATATCTTCTCCAGTCTGCTTCAAGGCGGCATCGCGACGGGCAACCCGATATTCGTCGGAGCCCTTGGAATCATCAACAATTGCCCGATTCACGAAGATGCTCACGTTCCGTGGGGCGATTCGACGCAAAACCTCTGGTTCAATCCGAATGCCGCAGGTGGCAACGGTGCGCTGGTCGCATCGCCGGGCGCACTCGGAGCACCGGGCAATGGAACAACTTCAGTCGCCTACGGCATTATGGTCGGAGCGCAGGAATTGGCGGTGTCATTCGGCGCGGTGGACATTGTGGACAGCGAGCCGATGCGGGTCAATTGGTACGAGGAATTGCTGGATGCGGGCAACGATCTACGAGTGACGCTCACCATGATCTACGGCTTCCAGCGGACGATCTTCTACGGCCAGACATACGCTGGTATCGGCCTTTACAGCTTCGCGTCGCCGACAGGAGCATAAGGAGAAACGATCATGGCACAAGTTAATTGGTACGCTGCTGATTACGGCAACACGCCGCCGCAGATGCAGCAATTCACGCCGGTCGTGCGACCTTTCAACGTCCAAGTCAATACGACCGCCGGAGCCAGCTACGGGACACAAGGCTATGCGCCTGTTTCGACGCTTACCTCGACCTCCCCAGATCAGATTCATCTTTGCACTCTGCCCGCTCAGGGCTCAGGCATCGTGATTCTCGATTGGTTTCTTGACTGCGGGGAACTCGATACTGGCAGCCATGCGCTCGTGATGGAACTCGGCCTTGCGCTTTTGACGCTGGACCCGCTACAGAACACCGCACAGGCATTGGGCTTCTTCGCAACCGGGATCACGCCGGGAGCTGGTGGCGGTCAGGTCAGTCCGCAATACGCCGGACTCAGTGCCACGATTGTCAGCGGTGCCGTGCCCTATACCATCGCGGATGGATTGCCGAATACCAATGGCGGTCTCTATGACTTGGTGCTGACGGTGACGACCTCGGCGGGTACTGTGTCGGCAACCGCCGCGTACATTCGCGGATGGATTCGATACGCACAAGTCTCACAACCTTGGGCCAATTAGGCAAATCGGCGAGGACGTTGAGCAGTACGGAGCCAAAGATCGTGACGACCAGCAGCATCGAGATGTTTGTACCCAGCCTTGAGCAGTTCGGCTATCGGACGCTTGATGATGAGATATGGCAAAATCTCGTTGATGAGAACGATGGCCGGATTGGTCGAAACCATCCAGCGGTGCATTTTCATTTTTCCAAAACGATTCAGCCGATGATCGGTGCAGACGTTGCCAGCAGGAATTTTCTTGTGGAGCCAGTCGACGACTTCGCGATTCGTATTGCCGATAGAAATCCAGATTCGGCAGCGATTTGTCATTACTCCAGCCCGACGTTCTTTGGCAAAACTGATATTCCCCTCGCCATCGAGAAGACCGGCAAGATACCCCCGCTCTGCCTCAGTCAGTTGCGAGATAATGGTATCTTGATCGAATCGTCTTCGATGCGAGCAAAGGCCGAGTCTCTGCATTTTGTTGGCTATCGCATTAGGACTGCGGCCAAGTTGATCAGCCAATATTCTCAAATTCGGATGCGGGCTTGGCGCTTCGTAAAGAAACTGAAGATCACGTTTTGTCCAGCGTGGGCATTTATGGCTCTGTTGCATGTGGATACGCTAACACATCCAACAGCAGGAGTAAAATAATGGCATCATCTGAGCAGAGAAGTGCGGACGCTCTAGAGCGAATCGCAAAAGCGCTTGAGTATTTCATGGAAGACGAAAAGCAGCGCAAAGCAGAGTACACCAAAATCACCGAACCGGAAACACTTGCGCCACCTCCGGTTACTCCTCAAGTACCTGAGCCGCCGTCATCTCCTCCGTCTGCTCTGGCGCAAGCAGTGACACCTGCGGAAACAACGTAATGGCAGTCGATCGAAAAAGCCTCGCAATGCGCATACCGACTGAGGTGCCTTTTGAGGGCAAGGGTAGTTGGCAAGTCAGCGACGAAAACAACGAGCCGCATTCGGAAGAATATTACCCGGATGGATTCTATGCGCCGGATTACGTTCGCCGGGGCGTACCAAGCGAGATGAACCTTGACCGGATGATTTCGCCGGTTCGGGCAGATCGCGAGAATGGCTATCTTCCCGGTGCGGTGCGTACCGACATCCCGTGGAACTTGCCATCGCATGAGCGCAAGCGGCTGGAAGTCAAGGCTCAAGCGGAAGAACTGAATCGCAAAGAGGCGGCGCATCGTATGCGCGCGCGATCGCTCAGAATCACCGAAGGTAACGTAACTGGAGGCTTTACAGGCCCACCCGACCGGGTGAGGTAGGAGTATTTATGGCGACGAAAAAGATGGGTTCGATTTTCGGCGGTCTATCTGATCGCGGTCCCGGCACGAAGGGTATGGACGGCACACAGGAAATCGCTGATCCAAATCTCGAAATCGGAATGAATCGGCCTCTGTGGTATCGCGACCGTGCGGGCTTCGGCACGTCCGAAGACATGACTACTGGCGGACGCACCGCAGCTTTCGGCAGTTTCGCCGGTCCCGAAGTCGGCGAGAACTATCAGGAACCGATGGGCGAGGATCGCGCCAAAGTCACCTACGTCCGCTCGAATGCGATGAAGCTGATGGACGGGCCTGGCGAGATGGCGGCTGGCGAACGCGGCGGAATGGTGTCTGAGGCTGCACCGCAGAACTACAGTGCGGCGGGAAAGGAGTAAGCCGTGGCGAAGAAGAAAGGCAGCAAGAAGAAAAACAAAGAGTGCTGATTTATGCCCGCGAAGACGGAGAGGCAGCGTCAATTTATGGGCGCGGAACTTCGCCGCAAGCGGGAGGGCAAGGCTACTGAAACAGGGATGAGCGAAAAGCAGTTGGCCGATTTTGCGCGTAAGCCGAAAGGCCATCACGCACACGGCAAGGCGCATCACGCTTATGGCTAGAGAGAAATTCATCGATCCAGTCGGCAGTGACGAATACGACTCCGGACTCAAGGGCAATGCCTGCGTTAACTT